TGTCTATTAAGTGTTTCATGCAATCCAAAGTATGCCCAGGTGCCAATTGCTACCATGGCGATCAACGAGGCTACCGTTTTCATTGGCATCTGCACTGCAGCTTGCTCAGAAATTTTTAATGGTTTATTGCTCATCTGGTCCTATAAACTTGTCGCCCATCAGTTTAATATTAGGATTATCTTTTTTATATCCATCCTTTAGATCATCCCAATGACTGTTGTCAGGCTTCTTGTTTTCAGGAATTATTATACCAGAACATTTTGAAACTAGCAATGCGAAGTTAGGATTACGTGCAATAGTGGGGTTATTGTTGACTTTTCCACACATCTTCATCAGCTCTAATTGTTGTTTTAATTGTGCATTTTCTGTTTGCACCTCTCTAAATTCTTTTGTGCAGGCTGAGCCTAAATACTTTCTCCAAGTAAGTCTTATCGATTGATCATCACTAGGATTGCTATAAGAGTTAGCAGGATCATAAGGACGGTGGTAGTATTCTGATGCTCTTTGCTCGACTGATATGTCAAAAGAACCAGTACTGCAAGTATTAGTACCGTCATTGAGATACTCATTTCGGGGATACGCCGGTGTTGCACAAAAAGCCAGAGCCGTCAGCATCAATATTAGAATTCCTGTAAAATAATAATTCATCCTGGCTATCTCCATGCATAACTACCTGTTTAAATCCTTGATATCATAACTGTTTTCTCTAACTTGATCAGCTAATTGTCTGTATAAATTTTCTGCCATCTGCCATGTTGCTTCAGCCGAAGACAATCTTGTATTTATTTCTGCGATATTTTTTTGAGCTTGTTTAAGATCTCGTTCGAGATTTATTATTTGTTGTTCTGATGAATTAATGCTATCTGTAAGATTAACAACATAACGAACACCTGTAAATGTCCCCACTACAAGTGAAGCCACAACAGGCACCATTACTATATTCTTCTTTAACAAATCCACTAAGTTCATTTATCATTTCCAAATTTTTCGTTTTAAATTTCTAAGTGGTCTTACAATCCATTTTCTAAAAAGTGCTCTAATCATTATATTATTATAGCTCCTATTATGAATCCTGCTACAAAACAGACTATCTCTGTTCTGTAATGTAATTGCCAGACCATAAATTTATCTTTGTATTTATTTATCATTGTCTTCCTCCAAGTTTCTCAGCTGATAGTCATAACTTCCTTCTTCGTGTTCGTCCGTTATCCATTTAGCTGAATTTTCTACGGAATATATCTTACTTGTTACAAGTCTGTTAATCAAGTTTTTGTTTGGGTCAACACCCATAGATGCATCAAACATTTTAAGCCTATTATTAGGCTGTATTGCGAAGTTTCCGTCTTCTAATTCTAGTACGTGACCACATTTATGTTGGTCTGGTTTCTCTGCATAACCAAAATTTAATTCATTAAAGTCACCTGCACACCAATCAATTGTAAATAAGTATTTACCTTTACGTTTTACTTTACGTCGTGATGTGTATTGCATGGTTGCGCCAGCTAATTCATAGAAAGTAGTAACACTAACATTGTAGCTGAAGCTGTCCCACATAACTAATTCGTCTAATGGTAATTCTTTTACACCTGGTTTTGTACAAAAAGCTGAGATAGGTGCTCTCCACCATAAACCACCATCTTCCATTAAGAAATGAAACAGTGGCACTCTGTTTGGTATGGAACTAAAACCAAATACTCCTACTTCAAAATATTTGTCGTGAGAATCTTTTTGGTCTCTTAAGTAATTACCTCTGACATAACACTCTATGACAGGTATGTTTGCATTTAAATAAGCCATAGTTATCCATTTATATCTCCCCAGTTTTCTCCGAACTCGTAGTCAACTTTGTTAGGGACTTCTAGACTAACAGCCTGTTCCATAATTTCAATTATTTTTTTTGACTGTGCGTCATCTTCAATTGATAGATCTAACTCATCATGTATTTGTATGTGTGGTATTATTCCTTCTTTATATAATTCTAACATAGATTTTTTTGTCATGTCAGCTGCTGACCCTTGTATTAATTTATTTAATGCTTTGTATGTGTAAGCACGTTTAATCCCTGGTCCATGTTCCCTGAGTGCATCTTCATGAGTCATAGCTTTATGCATACCAAAACTATTTGGTTCCCACAAATGAAACCTACATAGTCTGCCCAGCAATGTTCTTATCTGTCCACGATCTTGTGCTCTGTTAGAAGCTTTCTCCATAAGTTGTTTTACAAATGGTACACGTGAGTGATACGTGTTAAATAACTCTGCAGCTTTTTCTTTTGTTACACCAAGCTCTGCTTGTAGCTTTGCTTTACCCATACCATAAAACAAACCAAGATTAATTGTCTTTGCTTGTGATCTTGGTATCTTCGCCATGTCCGCAACAGTCTGGTGAAAGTCTGCGCTAGAGTCATTGTTGTAAGACTCTATAACATCGTACACTGATGGTAATTTATATAAAGATGCATAGTGCACAACAAGTCTTGGCTCTTGTTGAGAATAGTCAAAACAACCCCATTTACAGCCCTTTTCTGGTATAAACAGACTTCGGATAGCTGGTCCAAGTTCTTTGTTTCGTGCTGGTATCTGTTGTAGATTTGGATTCTGGTAGGAGAACCTACCAGTAACCGTGCCCCCGGTTTGTGATCTCAGCTGATTTATCTCAGCATGTATTCTACCTTTATGTTCGTAACGTAGAATAGAGTCTATAAAAGTTGTGTGTGCTTTGTTTATTTCTCTTGCCTGTGCAATCATCCTAACAACAGGATGTTTATGTTCTTGTAAAAAATTTTTTGTAAAACTTGGTGCCGCTGTTTTTTCTGTACGTGGATATTCTAATCGTAACATATCAAATACATTTGCAATTGATCTTGCTGCCCAGATCTGTGTATCAATATTTGTTTCACTTTTTATCTTTGTAAGTAAATCTTGTTCTGCAGTCTTAAATCTTTTTTTCATTGCGTGTGCACGTTCTATATCAACACGTACACCTTTGAATCTCATGTCTACAAGACATGGAAACAATTCTGTTTCAAGATCAAATATATCTTCTAAGTCTTGACTAATTATTTCTTTTTTCATTTCTTGCCATAAACCAAACGTTGCCTCTGCATCTCGTTCTGCATATGCACCAACATGCATTGATGGAAGTTTATACATTTCTGATTTTGGATCTATGCCCCACTCAGATGCAGCTTCTGCAAGAGCGGCTTCGTTCTTACCATAACCCAGGTAGTGCCACGATAAACTATTGAGATCATAACGAAATCTGTTCTCATCAGTTACAGCTGCAGCTATCATTGTACAGACAATGTCACCGTTAATTTTAAATCCCATGGCCCGAATCCAACATACATCGTACATTGCATTATGAAATATTTTTGTTGATGGTGCTTCAAGCACATCTTTAAACCAAGACAAGACTCTTGACTTGTCCATGTTACCACCGCCTTCGTGAGCAATAGGAAAGTATCCTTTGAAATATTTTGTTGCAACGGCGATGCCTATAACTTCACCACTGCCAATAACAGAACCAGATCCTTTTTTAATTAGATCAGGATCTTTTGTTTCCAAGTCAATTGCAATCTCATCAACCTGACGTAAGTCTGGAAACTCTGTGGGTTTTACCCACTCAGTCTGTGCTTCAAACTTTGGTATCTTCATACTAAATAACAAAGAAGACACAAACAAGTAAATAAACCCATGTACTCTGGTATATGATTATTTGGTTCCATAGTCCCTTTCGATTATCATTTCTAAAAAATGCATTGCTTTTAATATATCTTGCTTTTTTCCTTTCAACCTGTGGCGAATTATATATTTTATAGCACAACCTTCTGGGTATAGCAATTCATTCTCTACCACAAACTTACTTGGCTGAATCTTAAAATTTTTATAATGACTCCCGCCGTGTTGCTTATCCCAAACTTTCGATGTCATAACTTTTGTCCTCCTGTTTTGCACCCATGATGTATAGGTTTCGTTTTGTTCTTGTTACACCAACGTACCACACGCGATGTTCTTCATCTGCTTTGTCTTCATTTTTATCTACTGCTTCTCTTATTTTTTTTGTGTTATCTAAAATTAATAAAACGTTTTCTGCTTCACCACCTTTTGCTGCATGTATTGTAGATAGTTTTACTCGAGGTGGACTATTTAATTTTTCTTCATTACGTAACATTTCTCTTATGTATAGACATTCTTCTGGATCAGCTTTAAATACTTCATACCAATTTTGGTCTAGTGTAAAACCAAATTCTGACAAGTCATACATTCTTTCTTCTTTCATGACCCATTCTAATTCTAAAAATTCAAACAAATCTTTACATTCAGACAAAGATAATTTGTCTCCGTTTGTCCACCTGGTGTAATTTTTTATTGCTGTATACAATCTAACTTTATAACTCTTTTTACCTTTTATTTCAAAATAAATAGCCATGTCTTTTAATATTGGTTTTAATTTTAAAAGTTTATCGTTAGTTCTTGCAAGAATTAACCACTCACCGTACCATAACCCAGCGTCCTCTATTGACATAATATACTCAACACTTTCTCCCATCCATCTTTCTCTTGGCAACCAGTTTTTTTTAATACGTCTATCGTCCGGTATTCTATCTAATATTTTATTTGCAACATCTTGCACACATCGTGGCACTCTGTATGATAATGGTAATACTATGCTTTTTGCTGGTTCATTTTGAAAACGTTTTACATCTGCGCCAGCCCACCCGTAAATGGCTTGATCATCATCACCGGCTAGTATAACATGTTTAGAATTTTTCTTCAGTATATCGTACATTTTCCATTGTATTGGTGATAAGTCCTGTGCCTCGTCTATAAACACTACGTCATACTTTGGACACAATTCTGACACATTAAATTTTTCAATCATGTCATTGAAATCAACAAGTTTAAAAGCATCCTTATAGTTGTCTACCTCGTCTTTTAGTATTTGCAGCATGTGTTTATCTATGTCTTCAGAGTACATATCTGTATTGTATTCTTCTTCTGGCTCTATGTTTTTAATTCTTGCAGCATTTATTATGTTAAAATACTCACTGTCTGAGTCTATAAAACCTGTCTTCTCTTCTCCATTTGAATAAACTGTAACCTCAATACCCAGCTTTCTACCTATATCTTCGTAATGCTCGTCCTGCATGACCTGAGATTTTTTTAAACCTAGTCTATCAAATGCAAGTGAATGCAGTGTT